GTGACCAGACTGGGGCGGTCCGACCTGCATCAGGTGGTGATCTCGTGAGCGTGCCATTCCCTGCGATCCGCCCGGCCAGTCGGCAGTACCAGCCGCCGGCGGTGCCGATCAGCGAGACCAGATCCGAGGCCGGCCTGACGTTCCGGCGACGGCGGGGGAGCCTGGCGGTTGACGCCTCGCTGGCCCTGCGGTTCGACGCGCGGCCCGCGAGCGACTGGGAGGCGATCGAGGCGGCATGGCTGGCGAGCGGCTGCGGGATGACCGAGCTGGACCTGCCAGCCGAGGTGTGGGCCCCAGGTGATCCGCCGGTGCTGCCAGGGCTGCAGTGGCGGTTCGTGCCGGACCGGCCACCGCAGAAGGGCCAGGAGCGCGACCTGCGCGGGCGGGTGGGCATCACGGTGGAGCTGCGGGCTGTGGCGATCTGAGAACTGGCACAAGGGCGGCGGTCAGGACCGGGCACTCGGGGGGATGATTCGGGGCATGGGCCGGGAGGCTCATTCATTCACACTCACCGAAGGAACATGGCTACCGCAATCGCGGCGATCACGCCGCCGGATTTCCGGCATCTGAGCATCGACATCAAGGGCACCGCGCCGCTGGTGATCAATCGCTTCAGCGCCAAGGCAATGGAGAAGATCCGCGAGACCCAGGAGGCCGGAGGCGCGGCCAAGTCCCGCAGGACGAAAGATCCCAAGGACTTTCAAGAGCTATTCGAGGGCGCCAAGCACGTGTCCGACGAGGGATGGGAGGGGATTCACGCCGCCGCATTCCGCAACGCGGCGATCAGTGCCTGCAGGGCCTGCGGGTTCAAGATGACGCACGCCAAGCTGGCGTTCATGGTCATGCAGGACGGGCTCGACCGAGTGGATGGGGCGCCATTGGTGCGACTGACGAGCGGCACTGCTGAGCAGTGGGTGACGCCGACCCGGAACCAGACCGGAGTGATTGACCTGCGATCCAGGCCGATGTACCGCGAGTGGAGCGCGACGCTGCGGATCCGGTACGACGCCGGGATGTTGCAGCAGAACGACGTAGTGAACCTGATCGCCAGGGTCGGCTACCAGGTCGGCATCGGCGAGGGGCGGCCTGACTCGAAGGACTCTGCAGGCCTGGGCTTCGGCCTGTTCGAGATCGTGTGATGCAGATAATCAGGCATGGCAGGCGAGGCGAGGCGAGGCCGGGCAAGGCGCGGCACGGCAGGCACGGCAAGGCGTGGCAGGGCTCGGCACGACAGGGCCAGGCCGGGGCAGGCGCGGCAGGCGAGGCGAGGCGAGGCGAGGCGAGGCACGGCGGGGCGCGGCAGGGCGGAGCACCGCAGGCCAGGCACGGCGCGGCACGGCATGGCCTGGCCCGGCACCGCAGGCAAGGCGGGGCACCGCAGGCGAGGCGAGGACTGGCGCGGCACGGCAGGCTGGGCGTGGATGGGCATGGCAAGGCTGGACCGGGAGCGGCAGGCGAGGCGGGGCGTGGCTTGTCAGGGCTCGGCTCGGCAGGGCACCGCAGGCAAGGCAAGGCCTGGCCAGGAGAGGCGTGGTGCAGATAATCAGGCACGGCAGGCAGGGCGCGGCCTAGCCGGGCCCGGCGCGGCCTGACCAGGTGTGGCACGGCACCGCAGGCATGGCAAGGCCAGGCTGGGCGCGGCACGGCCCGGCATGGCAGGGCAGGCGTGGCTAGGCGTGGCTAGGCGCGGCTCGGCACCGCAGGCAAGGCAAACACTCACTTTCTCAAGAGGATCAATGACCAAGAAGTTCAACTTTCGCAACGGCTATCGCGCCGCCGTGGATGCTCAGACCGCTGGGCAGGAGCTGGAGCGCATCCGCTCTGATCACGGTGAACTGACTGCCGCCCTCGTGGTGGATGAGTCACGACCCGAAGCCGCGCCGCTTCATCCCGCCTTCGAGTGGGATGACGCCGTGGCAGCGGAGAAGCACCGCGAGCATCAGGCCAGGACCATGATCCGCGCCGTTCAGGTCGTCGGCAACGATGGCCCGGCCGAACCGATCTACGTTCACATCAACTCGGCCGGGTCCTACGTGCCGACCGATGAAGTCGTGCAGCGTCTGGACCTGTACGACGAGGCCTACCGCGATGCTCAGTCCCGGCTGGCAGCAGCGGCCCACGCCGTGAGGATCCTGGCCAAGGCTGCCGAACGGTTGCGGCCGAAGTCGCTATCTCGGATCGAGTCCGCTGCAGCGAGCCTGCAGAGGGCTCAGGACCGGCTGGCATCGGCGCCACCGCGCTGACCATTTGCACGCCCGGCTTCGGCCGGGCAATCCCCATCACTCACCCCATCGGCCATGATTGAACACTTCGGACAGCAACTCATTGATGAGTATGCGCAGCAGGGCAAGCTGTCTCGCAGCAGGGTAGCAATGCTCAAGGAGATCTACGCTCGCTTTCACGAATGGAGCGATGTCAACAGCCTGCCGCTAACGACTATTTGCGTTAGACGTTGCGCCGCACTAGGCGTGCAGCCATTAACCGACATCCAATGCATTGCAATTATTCTTGATAGGCTTCGACCTAGCAGGAGTCATCCTGATGTCAGGCTAATCGAAACAACTAACTTTCTAAAGCGAACCGCTGCAGCCAGCCTGCAGAAGGCTCAGGACCGGCTGGCATCGGCGCCGCCGCGCTGACCGCTACCCTGAACCCATCCCCCTCGCCGGCAGCCGTGGCATCCGTTCTCACTTCCCGAGACGCTGAGCTGCGGCTGGACGGCATCGCCGTGGCCAAGGCCCGGGACGTGTCGCTGCAGCTCCAGGCGGATCTGCCTGAAGACACCGCCCTGGGCCAGGACTCGCGGAGCTACGTCTATGGCCTCCGGTCCTACTCCGGTTCGGCCACCCTGCTCTACGACCGCAGCAGCCAGGTCAGCACGATCCTGCAGCAGGCCCTCACCGCTGATGACACCCCGCGCAGCCTGGAGCTGATCCTGCTGGACCGCAACATTCGTGGGACGGTCCTGTTCGGGTCTGTCGGCATGTCCGTCGCCGTTGGTGACATCGTCCAGGTGCCGGTTGGGATCACGTTCAACGAGATCAGCGGGACGGTCTGATGAGCCTGCTCGGGACTGGCGGAGAGCTGGAGCTGAGCCGCGAGTGGCCACCCCTGACCGTGATCACGGATGCCCGGTTCGACTCCGGCCGCCTGTGGCTCTCTGAGCCCGGCTACTGGCCCGGCGATCGGGTGATCCTGTCCTGCGCCCGCGGGCTGCCGATCGACGCGAACCTCAACGGCTACGCGGACTGCCCCGATGGGCACCGCCACTGGGGAGGCCTCGGCATCGCTGGGCCCGCCACAGCGCACCGGACCACCGATGCCGGTCCCTACTGGGCAGCGAGCGATGCGGCGGCCTACTGGGAATCGGCGGCCGGGACCGGCCTGACGCAGCAGTTGGCGTGCTACGTCGGCCGGGATACCCTGGGCCGGCTGGCATTCTACGACAGCGAGATCAACGGGGTCAACGGCGGCACGACCGGCCGGCTGCCCCTGGCGGGCGTCGCCTTCGGCGCCATGGTGCTGGCTCCCTACTCCGCGGCTGCGGCCTACCAGGCGGCCCTGCTGCAGCTGGCTCAGTCCGTGGCGGCACTGCTGCCCCTCGACGAGCCCGAGGCCCCGGCGGAGATGCTGACGACAATCCCGGCCGCCGCATCTGAGGTCGAACTGATCGGCTGGCGGATCCAGGCGCAGCTGGCGGAATGGACGCTGGACCAGGAGGCGGCGACGGCCGACACCAGCGCCCTGGCCGAACCGTTCGGCGATGCCGTCAAGGCTCTCGTGCGCGGGAGCGGCACTCTGCAGTTCGACGTCGAGCGCAGCTATCGCAGCGGCAACCAGGACGCGACGGCCCTGCTGCGGCTGGTGATGATGCTCGACAGGGGCTGCCGGACCCGGGCTCGGTTCTACCTGCACCGCGACCGTCAAGCCGAGGCGGCGACGGCAAACCCCTGCCGTGATCCCCGACTGGGCGGCGCATTGTGGTACGAGGCCGACATCCTGCTGGCCCGGACTGGGATCCAGACGGCGGCCCGGAAGCTGATCGCCGGCAGCGCGGCATTCCTGGTCCTGGGCGAGACCGAGCTACGGATGGGATAGGATGGACGCGGTGAGTGGTGCAAGCCCCGGGTGTGACGGCCTGGGGCTTTTTCATGGCCGCTACCCTGAGGGTGGGCATCCGATGGCGCAGCAGTGACGATCGTCAAGAAAGCGGGGGATTCCGGCAGCTGGCCCCTCGCGTCAGATCAGGCGACGGCGAAATCCCAGCTATCCGCAATGCTGGACGGACTGCGGCAGGTCATCGGCAATGCCAACATCATCGGTGGATCAGCCGAATCCATTGATCCGCTCACAGCACCATTCGTGCTGTTCGTTGATCCCTACATCGGCCGCGATTTCTTCGCCGCTGGGTCATACAACACCACCGAAGCGGCTGGTGGTAGCACCACCGAGCAGATCGTTGCGCAGAAGCTGAAGCGGCTGGAGAATCAGCGACTGGTCTGCGGCTACACCAGGCAGCGGCCATTCAAAACACTCAACCGCGCCATCATCGAAGCGGCGATCATCACCAGCAAGAACTGGTACATCAGCGACCCGCTGGCTCATGTGGACTGTGTCTGCATTGTGCTCAGTCCTGCGCTGCACATCGTCTACAACAACCCCAGCACCGACGGCGCTGCGATCGACGTCAGCCAGTGGGCCGATGGGTTTGAGCCGACCTGGCAGCATCTGATCAAGTTCAATCCGACCGAAGGAGGCGTCCTGCTGCCTCGGGGAGCATCAATCGTCTCGCTGACCGGCGATCTGCGTCACACCATCCTCAGGCCCAGCTGGGTGCCGAATGGCGCGGTCGATGAGACGCCGACCTACAGCAATGGCATCGCCACCTATGCGCTGCGCAGGCAGATCATCAAGACGACTGGCGGCGGCTACGCCTATGGTCTGACCTTCAGGGACAGCCTTGACACCGCCGCGTCTCATCATCTCCTGTCCGCGTTTGGCCATGCCACCCAGGCCGAGCTGAACACGTTCTACGGCAACGTCTGGACCGCATGTGGATCGGGCGGCAATCTGTCGCAGGCCTACCTGACCGCCCGCGGCACGGAGTACACCATCGCGGCGCCAATCTCTGGCAGCCCATCAGCCAGCTGGGACAGCACCAACTCGGCGAGCTTCTACATCTTCCAGTGCTCGGTGCGGTCGGACTATGGCATGGGTCGACTGTGGGCCGATGGCACAAAGGTCGAAGGGTTTAAGTCCTTCGTTATCGCCAACTACACCGGAGTCAGCCTGCAAAAGGATATGACCTGCTGGCAGAAGTACAGCGGCGGCAACTGGGTAAGCGTCAGCAATTATGCCGATTACATTGCCCAGACCCCGGATAATGTCAGGCCGAATCCTGCGCGGCGATCCATTGGTGTCGCAGCTATCAACGAGGCTTTCATTCAGAAGGTTTCAATCTTTGACATTGGCGAGGCCGTTCAATCCTTCGTCGATGCTGGCGGCGAGATTGACAGCAACAACGGCAACAGCAGCTTCGGCGGTTGCGCTGGACTGGCGAAAGGCTACCGCGCCGCTGCACTGCCGCAGGACAAGAGTTGGCAGGTCGCGGCAATCCGCGTGCCGCTATCGCCTGAGTTCAAGTCCGGCAACATCCAACGGATCCAGCTGGGGGTTGTCAGCGCGATCAGCTCCAGCACCATCACACTGACCACCGCCCTTGCCCCGTATGGCTCCAGCCTGATGGTGCCTGACCTGCTGGGACAGAAGGGCTACAGCCTCCCCGGATCGACGTACATCTGGATCGAGAATGCCCAGGGCCCGGATTGGCGTGCGCTGGTCACCAGCTCCGCGTGGTCATCCGCTGCGCCGACGGTCATCAACATCACAGCGGCGGCAACTGACCCAAGCGGCAACGCAATCGAGGCCGGTGGTGATGGAGTCAGCCTGGCCATTGGCTCACGGGTCTACGTGCGTCGGCTGGTTGACACCAGGACGCCAGACGAGCGTCGGCTGAGCATCAGATGCAATAACACGACGCTGGTCCGCATTCCCGCTGCGCATTACGTGCTGCAGACTGACACGACCAGCAACACCATCTCCCGCGCTCTCTCCAGTTCCGAGCTGTTGATGGTCACCACCGCCGGGGCCGGCGGAGATCCTGGCGCCGGCGTGGTCAAGACATCAGAGATCACCATCCGTCGTGGCGGGACTGCCGTCAACTATGCCAACAGCACATTTTATCGCGCTGGAACAGTTGTCCTGTCTGGCAACAAGCATTGGGTCAATAGCGTGGACCTGACCACGGCATCTGCAACGCCAGATCCGAAGCTGTGGCAAGAGACTCTTGTGCACATGGAGTCATCGTTTGCCCCTGAGGACAACTACAAGAACGAATCGCCCATCTTGGTGTTCGACACAGACACCGACGGGCAGGAGACAAGCACAACCTGCGGCATCAACTGGTCAACCGCCTGGACCAGCAATGCGGTGATCTATGGGCCCTATCGGACAGGAACCGACTACCTGGGGGCTTTTCTGCTGCTGACAGCCCTTGGGTATCAGGCCAGTGATGCTCATGCGGCGTTGATCCCGCGATCGTCAGCCACGCGGAACCGCAATCCGGCCCTCACGTCAAGCCCGTCATCAACACTGGCACTGAGCAGCGTCTCGCCAGCTGGTGGCGCCGCCAATGGATCCGCCAACTGGGCCATTGAGTTCCGGCGTCCGTCAACACTGTGGATGGGCGCTCACAGGTGGTTCACGAGCGGTGCCGGCAATTACAGCAAGGCCGTGCCAAAGTCGGCACAGGATATGTCCGCCCAGAACAAGTTCACTTACCTGTTCACCAACCAGGGCGGCGGGCGCGTCATCCCGCAGGGATCACAGGAGGATGGGCTGCTGGTCTCGCCTCGCGGGCTTGAGGATGTCACCACAGGCGCAACACTGACGGTCGAGAACATCGGCGCAGGGGACATCAACACCAGCACCAGCAACGAGCGCGACACACTGACGATTACGCAGCTGCTCACTGTTGATGGAACTGCCGTGTTTGGCGGCCCGGTCGAGTTTGACAACGTTGCTGCTGGTCAGACCACAGGCCTTGGTCCCGTCAGGCTGGCGCTGCTGTCGGAGCTGCAGAAGACTGGCGGCGCCGCTCCCGTCGCAACATCGGACTCAGCAATCAATAGAGATCCATCGGCTGTCAATGTTCCAGGTCTTAACGCATGGAAGCAATCACAGAAACTGATCAGCGCATCAACGGGAGAGGTCGTGGTCTATGTGAAGTCAACAGCAGCCGACCGGAACCTGCAGAGTATGCTGACAACACCGCCGACATCTGCGGCAACGGCGATTCCGTCTCTAGCGCGGGCAGCAGAATACCTCAATGAAGTGCTTGGCAATTCCGAGCAAGCTGGCGTTGTGCGAGTGGCAGCAGTTGGCTTGTATAATCCAGAATCTTACTGGAATTGCAATGTTCGATTTGAGGCATGGAATGAATCCTTTTCAGCCATGCCGTTCCCGAGCAACAGCGCCGGATCTGCTGGCGTTGCCAATAACTACTACGATGGCACTGGGTATGACAGCTTTTCCACGATTCCGCACTTTATTCCGTGGCGGTTGCTGTTGCGCGATGCGATAACATCTGGCACATCGGGAGGCAATACTAATTCATGGATAATCACTACACCAAACGTCATCAGGACTACTCGGGATGTAGAGTTTAGAGGTGGGTTCGTATTCCTGGGCCTTGCGGAAACAATTAAAGCAGTGGCGAATGGCCAATGGCCCAAGACCGCGTTTCTTGGTTCAGTCGACTCTACCTGGCTTGGCGTGCCGGCTGTTGACAAGATCAACGGCACTGCAGCGTCGGGAAACGTCGTCTACTCGTCAACGGTTGCAACAAACGTTGACACCTTAATCAATAGCATAAGGACGGCATCGGGATTCACTGGTGACTTCTATGGCATTAACTTTGGGTCTGTTATCCGTGCATCTGGCGGGAACGGCAGAATCGCTCGGTTGTATGACCTCATGCTAGGACCTGGCCTGCCGATGCGTAGCAATGTAAGCGGAATGAGAGATGGATACATTGCTGTTGATGACGACGTAAGGCTGCGGATCTCTAACCTGTACCTGAGAGGCAACACGACAATCACTTCAGCGGGGATTGGATGCGCTAACGGGATCTTCGGTGCCGATTATGGCCACCATGGATCTGCTGCCGTCGCCGCTCCTTGGAGCTGGCGCCAATTCTTCCATACCCTTGTCTCGCCCAGCGAGTACGCCTCCCCAACAAGCATCAATCTTGACGTACTGGGAAGTAGAGAGTTTGCCTCAATTAGTAGCGTCTATGTGCAGCGATCAGTCGGCAATGACTGGAGCTATTACACCGACTTAACCGGCAAGCTGCTGCCAAACTGCCTGCATCTGCTGACCAATTCCAGCACATCCTCGACTCTTGACTATCCTGCCAACGATAACGACGGCCCATTCATGGATCAGGTCTTCCACGCCAGGTTTGGATTCAGCGTCACTACTGCGCACTATGGTGTTAATGCAGCATCAAATAGCGGCACAACTCTAAGCGGTTGGCGCGGCAGGTTTGGATCTAATGCCTACAACTCAACCAAGACCCGCGGCATCCTACTTGGAGAAGGCAGCTCATACCTAGTGCCAGAAGGTGGTGCAGCCGTCAACATTTCGGATCGTATCTATTCCGCAGGCAATCCGGTTGCCGCGCTCGGTATCTTTCAGCGTGCTGGTGCAAACGCCAGCAATCAATCAAGCCACAATCCGACCTTCTCTGCCGGCGCCGCTGGGTACGGAGAGGGTAACCCTACTGGGGCCAATGTCGTCATTACGGCGGCCGATGCCACGCTGGCGCTTAACGTCGGACTTCGATCGTGGAAGTCTGGGATTTCCGCGCAGTATGGCGCGACAATCAACGCCAACAGTGTTTTCTAATGCTACCCTCTGACCTCGGCTACAAGTCACCTGCGCCTGTTGCTATCCAGCGGCTGGCCGTGTTTCAGCAGTTGCTCTCAATGAACTGCGATCCCTATGCGACCCACTCCCATAATCCGGGCCTATGCCGGATGCTGGAGGCTGCAGCCAGCGTTGCTACGGTGACAGCAGATCCCTGACCCCCGTGGACGCCGAGCGCATCAACCATCTGGACCTGCTGCGCGAGGTCGTGGCGGTGCGCACCCTCGTCGACCGGCTGGTGACCGACATGAGCGAGCTGCGGCAGCAACTGGGAGAGCCCGAGAATGGGATCTATGCCCGCCTGAACCGGCTGGAGCAGTCGCGGGCGCAGATCCTGTTGCTGGCGGCCGTGCTGGGGCTGGTGCTGCCCGTGCTGGTCACGGTGGGCATGGATCGGGCCTTCCCTAGAGTGGAGACACCCCCTGCCGTTGTCCGGCCGTGAACATCCAGCTGACCGACTTGGTCGAAATCGTCCTGGCCCTCCACGGGGCTGCCGTCTTGATTGTCAACCTGACCCACACCCCGAAGGACGACGAATTGATCGCACGTTTCTACCGCGCCATTGAGCTGTTCGCCGGTCTGGTCACCCCCCTGGCCAAGCGATGAGCGGCAAGCTGCTGGACGCGGCCCGGTTCACGCCGAACCCGCCGGAGCCGCATCAGGCTGCTGCCTGGAACTGGCTCCATGAGCAGCTGACCCCCGAGCAGGTGGGGCGGTTCTTCGAGCTGTTCCGTGCTGCCCCGCTGCCAAAGCCAGCGGATGACCCGGCGGTGAAACTGGCCCTGCCGCTGATTCGGGAGTTCGAGGACTGCGAGCTGAAGGCCTACCCGGACCCTGAGACCGGCGGCGAACCCTGGACGATCGGCTGGGGCAACACCACTCACGTCGACGGGTCCCGGGTGAAGCCGGGCGACACCATCACCCAGGCGGTCGCCGATCAGATGCTCGACAACTACGTCCGCAACATCCTCGTGCCAGCCCTGGCGCAACGGATCCCGACCTGGCGGCAGATGTCGGCCCGGCAGCAGGCGGC